TAAGAGAATTTATCCAAATTTGTAATGGTAGTAAACTGATTTTTTGAAACGATGGCGACAAGAGGGTTCGACTCCCTCCATCTCCACCATAAGCATATTAGATACATCGGTGTTATTTAACGGCATCGATCACTGAGAACTAATATGCTTATGATGGGGATGATACGGCAATCGACCGACATATGAGTAAACTAATTGGCTACCCGACACAGATAGTCGTAAAAAGTAAAAAAACGTAAATGCAAACGACTCCGCATATCGCCTAGCTGCTTAAGCTAAGCTGAGGTTTCGCCAACTGTCCTTATTATCCAATCAGTTGGCATTTTGTTCAACAACAGGAGAAAAACTTTGATTAAGAAACTCGTATTAGTAGCAGCACTTATTAGTGCAGGTATGGCGCAAGCTGTAGAAGTTGGTGTTACCAGTGGTAACAATTTTTCCAAGCAAGAAAATGTTTGGGGTGTAACAGTAGGAACTCAAGTAAGAGCTCTTGATGTGACCGGTGGTTTTGCACGTAATGCATCTTCAGACACTCTTAGTGTTTTGGGTGCAAAAGATGTTGCAAAATTTGGTCCCGCAACTGTTGCAGTAAAAGCTGGTGTAGCTTACGTAGATACTAAAGTTAATCCTGATGGATATGCGCTTATTGTTGGTGCAGGTGCAAGTATGCCTATTACTAAGAAAGTGTCTGCAACACTAGATTACAGCTATCAAGCTGGTGAAAGCAAAGTTAGTTCACAAGACGGTAATCGTCTAACTGCTGGACTTAAATACAGCTTCTAAAGTTGTGTAGGTTTTGGTAGGTTTACCAGCGTAGCAAAATAACCTACCATTTTTTTCGAAAGGAAACCCATGCGAAGTAGAGCAATACTTTTCAGCATAGTAGTTTCCGCAATAGTTCTTTGTCTCTCAATGATAAACATTAATTTTAGGATACCCCTAAAAGCGGATTATCAAAATCTAACAGAGGCAACAAAAAGGCAGGTAACATGCCTTGCAGAGAACATTTACTTTGAGGCAGGACATGAACCAGATAAAGGTAAGCAAGCTGTTGCTTTCGTTACCATTAATCGCGTTCAGGCCGGTTACAGTAAAGACATTTGCGGAGTAGTCCATCAAAAAACAGGAGAGACTTGTCAGTTTTCTTGGTTGTGTGATAAAAAGATTACCGATAAACGCTTGACAATCAAAGACACTATGTTATATAATGAAGTTCGTGAGTTGGCAATTGACATGATTCTAAATCGTGAGCTCAAGGAAGATGTTACAGAAGGTGCAACATACTACCATGCCGACTATATTAATCCACATTGGAATTTGGAAAAGGTGAAACAAATTGGAAGACACATATTCTACCGAAGCGGAAAAGACAAAATTGACAAAAACAGGAGTTACTATGAATAAAGAATTCATTACTATGATTGTATGCTGCACTATTCTGATAGGTTCAATGGTTGCGGGTGCAACTATCTATCAAATTAATGAACGAAACAATTTTGCAAAGAACATGGAATCAGCCATTATGAAAGGTGTTGATCCATTGTCTGTAAAATGTTCTTATGAACAAACTCCTACTGCTACTTGCATCACATATTCTATGGGTAAACGTTAATGCCTACTCGTGAAGAAATTTCAGAATTTAGTGCCAGTATTATAAAGGCTGCTGATGAAACTCGGCACACATGCATGGACACTATAATTGAATATTGTGAGAAAACTGGTATTGAGGTAGAGATTGCAGCAACGTTGATTTCCGCACATCTTAAATCTCGTATCCGTGAAGAAGCACAATCTGTTAATCTTATCAAGAGGTCGGCCAAACTCCCATTATGAATGAAGGTACAGGCTTTGCGGCCTTTGCGTTATATAATGCGTTGAAGTTACATTTTACGTCCAGTTCCTATGACTACATTAAGTATCATGGGAAAACAAATGTGAGCAAAGATACTTTTCTCCGTCGTAAGGACAAATATTCCTTCTATCGGTTATCACGCAAATACTCGTTGGATGAACTCAGGGACTTCTACGTGGCCAATTTCATATACGGAGACTCAACTTGGGTTGGTGAAATGACTGGACCGAATGGAGAAGAAGTATATAAAAAGTGGCAAAAGATTAACCAGAGCTTGACTTATCGTTTTGAATCTGATATAGTACGAATCATGGAACAGGTTAATAAACCTGATGACTTGATAAAGGTACCGGCTCAGGGCCATCCGTTTTTATTGATGGCTGCAATGCAGAATGATATTTGTATTGAAACATTGGTGATACTAAATGATATTATTAAATTCTTTTCTATGTGGGACAAAAAAATAAGTGAAGATATTATATGGCCCTCATGGAAATTGAAATGTGAAAAGTACACACCATTCGTTACATACGATAAGGTTAAGTTTAAGAATATACTAAAAGAGGCAATTACAAATGAGTAAATATACAAAAATATACTTAGATTTAGACGGCGTGATTGCTGACTTTTCCAAACGTTATAAAGAAATGTTCCATATCACACCTCAAGAGGCTGATAGAAATCGTAATTTTGGTAGTTACTTTAACACCTTTATTGAGAATAAGCAATTTGCAAGCCTCGACATGATGACTGATGCAAGGATGCTTTTGGATCACTTGAACACATTAGATGTTCCTGTAGAGATTCTTTCTTCTACAGCAAGACAAGAATCTCATGTGGATATTTCAGACCAAAAAAGAGTTTGGTTGATTTCCCACGGTATCAACTATACACGCAATTTTGTGCCAGGTAAAAACCTAAAGTACACCTTTGCGACACCAGAATCCATTATCATTGATGACACACTTTCTGTTATCAGTGACTGGGTTGAAGCAGGTGGTACAGCAATTCATCATACGGATGCTGCATCTACTATTGCTTCACTAGACGCTTTATTGCGTGTATAAATACTATTATATTATGCATAAAGTGGATAATCCGTTTATATTTTTTACACTCCGTTATACAAAAAGGAAATAATCATGGCAGATTTCGCAAATCTCAAACGCTCTTCGGGCAATCTCGACAAACTCTCCAAAGCTATCGAAGCTTTGAATACAACAGAGGGTTCTGACAATAAAGACAATTACTGGAAACCAGAAGTAGATAAGGCTGGTAACGGCATGGCTACTATCCGTTTTCTTCCAGCACCAGCTGTCGATGGTGATGACGCACTTCCGTGGGTCAAAATTTTCTCTCACGGCTTTCAAGGTCCTGGTGGTTGGCTTATTGACAACTGCTTGACTACAAAGAATCAACAATGTCCTGTGTGTGAACACAATTCAGGCTTGTGGAACTCAGGTATTGAAGCCAACAAAGAAGTTGTACGTAAACAAAAGCGTAAACTTAATTATCTCGCAAACATCTATATCGTTTCGGATCCAAAACATCCAGAAAACGAAGGACAAATCAAATTGTTCCGTTTCGGTAAGAAAATCTTTGACAAGATTACTGAAGCAATGAATCCACAATTTGAAGATGAACAAGCAATCAATCCGTTTGACCTATGGGGTGGTGCTAACTTCAAGTTAAAGATTCGTAAAGTTGAGGGTTACCAAAACTATGACAAGTCCGAATTTGAATCAGCTTCACCGTTGTCAACTGATGATGCTAAACTTGAAAAGATTTGGAAAGCAGAACACTCTTTGAAAGAGTTGACTGGTGACAAGGAATTCAAGACATATGATGAATTGAAAACTCGTCTAGACCGTGTTCTTGGTTTGAATGGTGAAACTATTAAACCTAAGACTACTGTTGAACAAATGCGAACAACACCTGAAGCATTCAAACCTAAGGCAGCTGAACCTGAATTAGCAATGGGTGATGATGACGATATGGCCTATTTTGCAAAGTTGGCTGAAGAAGATTAAACTTTCTTTCTCATAAAAGTTTATACCCCGCCTAGTGCGGGGTTTTTTATGTTTAAAATCTTCTCAGGTTTCTTTCTTGGATGTGTTTTAATGTAGGATCATCAATTCTTACAGGTGCAGACTCCTCGACGTTCAGGGACTGTACCTTAGTGTCTCCACCAACAACGGTCTTAGGGCTGTTGATTGTGACTGAGCGTTTTGCAGCAGCCACTTCATCTTGGTAAAATTGTTCCGCAATTGCTGCTTGGACTCTTTTACTCGAACGATCTGGTGCCGGAGCTGTAGGTGTGGCCGTTGGTGCTAATCCAGCAGCCTTTACTTCATCTTGGTAAAATTTTTCCGCAATTGCTGCTTGGACTCTCTTACTTGAACCGACTGCTCTTGGTGGCACAGGAGTGGCGGTTCGTGGTAATCCAGCATCCATTCTTTCTTCTTGGTAAAATTGTTCTTCCTGATCGGCTTGCATTCTTCTACTTGAGCGGTCAACAGACCTTTGTACATTTATTTTTTCATCAGGTATATACAATGATTTTGGATTCGGATTGTCATCTAACCATTTTTGTAATGTTGGTCTATCGGCACCAGGAAATCCAGCTTCTCTATCTTTTAACTTGTCATCATTAAAAAATTTGTCTTCTTTTACAAATAAATCAATTTCATTTCTGGAAAATTGTTTTCTTACACCCGGACTAATTGTTGGTGCCATTTTTTGTTTTTCAGCAAGGTCTTCAGCTTCATTTGCATTAAGGTCACCAGAAAAAAGTGCAAGACTTAAACCTCCACTTATTTTCGAAAGAATTGAAAATAGTTTTGAACCGGTAAGAAGACCTATAAGTTTACCTAACATTTTTAGACCAGATTTTCCAACATCCTTAGCAAATTCTAACAAAGGCGCGAGAAGCATCTTAAATCTTCGTATCATGTCCTTTACACTATTAAGCAAATCACCAAAAAAATTACCTTTTTCTTTTTCTCCCACTTTTGTTACTGTACCACCACCACCAGTTAAACCACTAATGGCTTTGACCAATTCTAAGTGTCGTTTTTCACGTTCATCTTCTTTTTCTTTACCAAAGTTCT